TTTTTCTACCATGCTCTCAAGTACATCATATTTTTCTTCAGGGATTGATACATAATGTTCTTCAAAAAGACTCTTAAGACCAGTCATAAAGGATTCTGTGAGTTCTTCCTTAAGACCGTTCTCTACTGCAAGTTGATTCTCAGTGAACCACTCGTCAGCAACATATTCAAGGTAGCTATCAACACGCTCATTAAGTGCGGTCTTGATAGTCTCAACTTCTTCGAGAAGTTTTGCATCGTATTCAGTTTGTAGTACTTCTTTGATTTGTACCACTTTACCTTTAACTGCTGCTTCAAGGATTGTTTTTGCTTTTTCCTTGAACTCCTCAGAAAGCTCTTCACCTTCTACAAGAGCATTAACATCTTCATCGACGGTAATCTCTGTGTACTCAGGTGCTTCTGCTACTGTTTCTTCTTCAGTAGTTTCTTCTTCGGCAACTACTTCTTCTGTTGCTGCTGGCTCTTCTGCCACAACTTCATTAGTAGTAGTTTCCTCTTCTTCAATTACAGGAGAATCGGTTTCTTCCTCTTCTTTTACCCCTTTCATTGGATCTGCTGGCTTAGCACCTTTATTAACTACATCCCTTACTTGCTTCAGGGTTCCGCCAGGAGTCTTCAGCTTTGCTGAATCATCATCTGGTTTGTAGTTATCTGGAGTAGGTCCACCAAGATCTTCTACATTTGTAGATAAACCTTCGCCTGGATTGCTTAGCTTTTCCATTGGTGCTGCTGGTGCTGCATTAGCATTTACAGCAGTTTTGGATTGCTTTGTGCCTACTTCCATTTCTTGTAAATCTTTGCCACTAGACATTTGGGTAATCTCCGATTCTTCTGTAATTTAAAAATCTATATTTATTTATAATGTTGAAGTTTACAATGAGTTAATAAACTCATTGAAGAGACTAAGTTTATGCTCTTCAAGTGCTTTTTGAGCTGCTAAAGCATTAATTTTATTCTTAGTATCTGATGCGAGTTGTTCACGGAAACTATTTCCTTCCCAAACCCACTCTTTTCCTTCCATAATTCCCTCAACAAATGCATCGGGAGCAGAAGGATCAGCAACAATATCTGCTGCTGTTGCTAACATAAAGTCTTCACCTACTACATTAAATCCTTCTTTGGTTGGTTTTAAAGAACCAATACCACGAGAAGATACGCCAAGTTTAACACCTTCACCAATAAGAGACTTAGCAATCTGACCCATTGGTGTATCTAGGATCTTTGCCTTTCCAATAAAATTAGAACCACTTTCTTTTAGTGAAACAATTTTATGAGAAACTCTATCAAGGTTAACAGTTGGACCATCAGGATGACCTAATTCTCCAAGTGCTCTACCAGACGAAACATTTGATTCATTATAACGAGTAACCTCTTTACGAAGAGTATCCATTGGGTACATTCTACCATTACGGTTTTTAATATTACCCTGTAAGAAAATACCTTCAATATAAAGGTTTTGCTTACCAGATTTTAATTTTTCTGTAATGAATTTTACTGATTCAATTTCTTCTCTAATGAGTTTCATTGTATCCTCTAACGTTAAAAGGTCATTTTTTAGTTATTTATAGTTCAATCCTGTTCTGCCACTGGTTCTTCAGTAGTTTCAGGAGAATCAAAAGTATTTTTTGCTACTTCAGGTCTAGCAGAATCAACTTTCTCTGCAGTTTTTGAAAAAAGAATATCTTTAATCTTATCACTGACACTCGAAGGAGATTCGTCGGCAATAATCATATCCATTAAATCATTAGTAATTTCAGGCATTGTAAATTAATAGCAAAATGTTAACTATAGTATTTATGTATTGTAAAAAGATGACTCTAATATCATTGCATATAAAATACTTTTTATATGTTTTATATGTGCAGTAGGTTCCTGATGAGTAGGTGGTCTATCACCAGAAAGGGGTCTATTTTGTTCATAAAATTCTACTGAATTATATAATAATTTAATATCATCTTCCTTTAAATTTACAGTAAAAGTATTTTGTTTACTTCTATCTGGTTGAATAGGCACTAAATCTCCCCGCCTTTAGGCTGAACTTTAGGATCTATTGCTACTCCTTCTAAATCAGGTTCCATAATAGGAACTCCACCATCCATACTTGATGCTGTTGCTGGAACTGCATCTAATGGTAAACCTGTTGCAGGATCTATTGTTGCAGGATCAGGAATAGTTCCATCTTTAATTTCTTTTTTAATTAATTTATCCTGTTCAAGAATTTCCTCATCAGTCTGTCTAAGAATCTTTCTTCTTACATAATCCTGAGAGAAATACCTTCCTACATATGGTTCTGCTGTAGCAGCACTATTTAATCTCTCATTTAATAATTCAGATTCTTTTAATTCAGAGAAATGATTATCATATAAGAAATCATATTGTATATGCTCAGACATTACTTCCCAATCTTCAGGAGTAATTACATTCTTTAGGAGTAATTGGGTCTTCAACATGTCATTAAACATATTGGAGAATCTCTTTCTTAAACGACCAACAAACTTGGTAAATTTAAGTTCATCTCTTAATATCTCTGATGATCTTCCCAGATTAAATCCTCCTTCTCCGTCCATTCTTGATGGGGGTACATTGAGCGACCTATATAATTTCTTTTTGAAGTACTCAATATCCGTGATCTCCCCAAGGTTCTGACCTCCTGGAAGAGTAGAAATTTCAGTACCACGCCCTCCTTCTCTCCGAGGGAGCCAGAAATCCTCCAGCATTGCCATGTACTTTTTGTCATCACGGATCTCTCCTGTAGAAGCGTCGTATACAAGTTTGTTACGATATCTCATCATCACATCTCTGAGATATTGCTCCGCTTTTACTTTAGGTAAATTACCAACATCAATATAGAAAATTCTTCGTTCTGGTGCCCTCGATAATCTGTATATTACTAGAGAATCCTCAATCATTCTAAGTTGATTGAGTGATTTAATTGCTTTGTGTAAATATGAAAGACAATTTCCTTTATTTCTATCTACTAATCCAGAAGTACAATAAGTAATCGAATCCTTGGTCATTTTAATACCAGTATTCGATCCCAAATCTTTAACATTACCAGTAGGATATGTTAATTTTGGATTATAAATGAAGTACTCCTCTATCTCTGGCCATTCATAATCCATTGGATTATCATTGACTAGAGGATTTCTATTTTTATACTTATCATTACCACCTTTCTTCTTATTCTGACGCACATATCTCATCTTCATTGCGTCAATATAACGCATTTCCTGAATACCATCTTCAGGTTTCTTTAAATCAATTACCTTATGATAATAGATTCTTCCATCAACATACCAGTTTCTATAAATTTCATGTGCTTTTTTATCAAAATCTAAAAGATCCTTTACGAATTTAAACTCCTCTCTAATCTTTTTCTTAATACCATCACTTGCATTTAAATTATCCAGATCAATTTGAACTGGAGTATCATTAAGATCAGAAACAATTGCTTCATTTACAATATCTTCAATAGCACTATCCACTTCTGGATGTAGTGCCATTTCACGATATCTTTTAATTAATTCAAATTCAGTCCGATAGATTCCCTCCAAGTCAACATAAGACCCAAAAAAACCACTACTCATAGACCAGTCAACCCCGTCCTCGTTATTTTCGGGGACAGGGGAAACTGTGGTCGGAGATAGTGGTTCAGTGTCCTCTATTGAGAACCCAAATAACTTAGCCATGATTTAAGGAAACTTTTCTTCTCTTCTATTTATAGGGGTTTAATCCTCCTTATTAAAGAGTCTTGAGTAGGAATTCACTTGGAATTCTACGGTAAACTCTTCAATCTGATCACTGTTATCATATGATAGATCGATAGCAGATATATTAGTTGGGAAGATATCTTGGAATTCATATCTTGCCAATTCTGCAACTCTACCATCACCACCACCATAAGTAGCGTTATTATTACCAGATGCTGTTCTTCCTTTAGGATCTTTCTTTCCAGTTGCTGCACCTTTACCTAACTGAATAACAGTGGCATTGGTCATATAAGCTTCTGGGTTTGTAGCACCTAAGTTATTCTCTAACCTAGAAATAAGTTGCATCCACTCTTCAAATCCATTTCTATATTCAAAACTCTCATCGTTAATAACGGTCACTGACCATGTTTCAATAGTTCTGTCTCCAGCAACTTTAAAGATTCTTCCTCTGAAAGGAACATCAATATTTGCTATGGTAGAGGCAGGTAATGAACTTGCCTTACACATAAACTTGAAGTCATTTTTATTCCAAGACGGGAAGTTCGGAACTGTAGTTAGTTGAACTTCAAATAAATTCGGCCTTGCACCACCACCAACTAATTTTGATTTAAAATCGGAGATGGAATGATTGTCTCTAGCCATTGGTTTGTAATCCTCCTGTGTTATTTAGATATTAGAATTAAACTCGACCTGCTACTTCCTCGAAACTAACGCCAGTGCGTGTAGCAACGAAAGTAAGAGTAACATAATTAATTGACTTCGCAGGCTTCAGGAAGATGTCTGCTCGGAATTCATTATTATCAATAACATCAGG